TATTTGAGTGAAGAAAACTTAAAATTAATTGACCAAATGAATGATGATAGAGATGCCTTATTTTATTATATTTATCATTTATTTGGACAATATACAGATGAAAATCCAGTTAATCCTTGGAATATTACACAAATGCAAAAATTTAAAATGCAAGGAATGCCATACCAAGGATAGCTTTTAACTTTAAAATATTTTTATGAAGTCTTGGGTAATACTACTGAAAAATCAAGAGGAAGTATTGGTATTATTCCTTTTGTATATGAATAGGCTCGTATTTATTATGAAAAGCAAGCTAATAAAGCAGATCAAATTACGAAACTAATTCAGAAACAGTTAGAACAAGACAGAATAGAAATTAAATATAATCCAAATGACTATTTTGGTCGGAAGAAAAAGAAAACAATTGATTTGAATAGTATTCAGGAGGATTGATAGAATGGTTACAGTTGATAGACAAACTGTAATGCAAATTTTGGGTAGTTTAATGAACAAGCCCAGCTTATTAAGTGAAGTTGATAGATATTAGCTTGATCCATTAGATTTCCCACAGCAGCTTGATAGATTTATATTTTCTGCAATTTATAATTTATATGTTGGCGGAGCGCAGCATATTCATACTTTTGATATTGATAATTATTTGCAAAGTAATGAATTAGCAAAGAAATTAATGGAAAGAGATAATGGAATAGCCTTTTTACAAGACTGCGAAACTTATAGTGAAGAGGGTAATTTCCCATATTATTATTCTCGTTTTAAAAAATTGATATTGCTAAGAGAATTGGAGAAGAGAGGGAAAAAAGTAGATATGTTTTATTCCGAAGACCCTCTCGATGAACGACATTCTGAAATTAATGAACGTTTTGAAAAATTAACAACACTTGATATTATCAATAGTTTAAAAAGTGAATTATCAACATTGGAAAATAAATATGTAATAAATTCATTATATAAAGAATCAACTGCCGCTGACAATATTAGAAATGTGTTAGCAGAATTAAAAGCAAAACCAGAAGTAGGAATTAAACTTCAAGGTGATATTTTTAATACAATAACAAGGGGCGGCCGCAAAGGAAAAATATATTTACGTTCAGCTTCTTCTGGTGTTGGTAAGTCAAGATCAATGGTGGGAGACGCTTGTAATATAGCATATCCAATTCGTTTTGAACCCAGATATAATAAATGGGTAGCCACTGGCGGCGGAGAGAAAGTTCTTTATGTAATGACAGAACAAGATACAGAAGAAATTCAAACTATGGTTTTATCTTATTTAAGTGGTTTTAATGAAGAAATACTTTTATATGGTACTTTTACAGAAGAACATATGGAGCGTCTTTTAAAAGCCGTTGATATAATGGAAACATATCGAGATAATCTTTTATTAGTTCATATGCCGAACCCAAGTTCTTCTATTATTAGTAATCTCTTTAGAGAATATTCGTTTCAAAAGGGAGTAGATAATTTTTTCTATGACTATATTTTCTCTTGTAGCGGTATTCTTAATGAATATAGAGATTTAGGAATAAGAGAAGATGTTGCACTTAGATTATTTACGACAAACTTAAAAAATTTAGCTGTTGAGCTTAATGCTTTTATTTTAACAGCTACACAAATAAGTAATGATGATGATAAAAAAGGCGGCTTCAAGGATATGAGAAATATTTAGGGTTCAAAGGCTATAGCAAATCTAATGGACTTTGGTTGTATAATGTCTGTTCCAACAATAGAAGAACTTGAAGAAGTTAAAGGTTTTTAGAAAATGTTTAACTTTTCTCCTAATTGTGTTACAGATGTTTTTAAAAACAGACGCGGCCGCTGGACACGAGTACGAATTTGGTCACGAATGGATTTGGGTACTTGCCGCAGGTATGATTTGTTTGTAACAACTCCAAATAATAAGCCAATAGAAGATTTTCAGTGTGTAGAATTTGATATGGTACGAACTCCAGAAATGGATGAATTGGAGAATTTATTTAATGACGGTTTAGTTTATACTGAAGAAGATGTGGACAAAATATTGTCTAATTTCAATATAATAGAAACATCAGATACAGTAGTTGAGAATGTAAATAAAGCTTTTGGAGATATTAATGATAGGAAAGCTAGAGTAAAAGATAAAAGTTGGGATGAATTATTATGAGCAATTTAAGCGAATTGGCTAACAGTTTAACTCCGGAAGATATAATAAAATTAGTAACAGAATTAGGAGCAGACAGGTATATAGAAACAGATAACTATATTCAGTTTCCCACAATATGTCATAATGTTGATCCCTCTGAAGCTAAGATGAAGTTATATTATTATAAGAAAAATAAAAAATTTCATTGCTATACTGCTTGTGGAGATAATTTTAATATTTTTACATTATTTGAGAGACGATATCAGTTACTCGGTATTGAATATAATTTTTTTCAAGATATAGTTCTTAAAGTAAAAGCTGAAAGCAAAATATCTCCAATAACACAAGGCTTTGATAATAAATATATATCTACAATGGATAAATATGCAAAACAAGAAACTATAGTAGATATACCGCATTTAAATCCATCTTTGTTAAATATCTATACTTTTTATGCCACTCCGATGTGGCTAGAAGATGGAATAAGTGAAGAAACAATGCGGCAATATAATATCAAATTCTCAATAAATGAAAATAAAATTATTATTCCCCATTATGATGTACAAGGATATCTTATTGGCATTAGAGGACGTGCAATTAATCCCGAAGATGTAATCAAGGGTAAATATATGCCGGTATATATAGAAGGTAAAATTAAAGCTCACCCATTAGGATATAATTTATATGGATTAAATCTGGTACGTGGTAATATTAAAAGAAAGAAAATAGCAATTGTTGGCGAAGGCGAGAAACTACCGATGCAATATAATACAATGTTCGGTCATAATGAAAACATTGCAGTTGCCACTTGCGGTAGTAATTTAACAAATTATCAAGTAGATTTACTTATAAAAAGTGGAGCAGAAAGAATTTTAATTGCTTACGACAAAGAAGGAAAGGATTGGCAAGAGCAACAAGAGTATTATAAAAAGTTATATAACTTTTGTAAAACTTATTCGTATAAATGTAAAATGGGCTTTATATATGATTCACAAAATTTATTAGAATTGAAGGATAGCCCCACCGACAGAGGAAAAGAAACATATTTAAAACTATATAAAGGAGCGATTTGGTTATAAATGAAGTACATAAGACGGACTTCCCATCCTATCACAGAGTATTTTGCATATAATCTTCTGGCAGATAGAGGGATTGTTAATGAAGAAAATAAAGAATCATTTTATTATCCTACTTTCGACAATGAAGAAGATCCTATGCTGCTTGAAAATATTGAAGCCGGCGTAGAATTATTAAAAAAATATTTACATGGCGGCACAATTTATTTGCCAATTGACCCTGATGTCGATGGATATACATCAGCATCACTATTTTATAATTATCTAATGGACAATTTAAATACTAAAGATTATGATTTTAATATTATTTACCATGTGCCCGAAGGCAAGGAACATGGCTTGTCTACTATAATGGATTGGTTCGATCAAAGTACTAATGGTGCGTTAATAGTATGCTTAGATTCAAGTAGTAATGATTATGAGTAGCACAAAGAGCTTAAAAATAGAGGATATGAAATATTAGTTATAGACCATCATGAGGCAGACCATTATAGTGAAGATGCCATTGTAATTAATAATTAGTTGTCCGAAGATTATCCTAATAAAGATTTGAGTGGTGTAGGCGTCGTATATAAATTCTTTGAGCTATTTGAAGCAATGACTGATACTGATATTACAGTACCAATTAATGAATATAGAGATTTGGTTGCTTTGGGTATGATTTCAGATGTTATGAAAATGTACTCTTTAGAAAATCGTTATATTTGTAAATATGGATTATCTCATATTAATAATATTTTCTTTAGAACACTAGTTAAAAAGCAATGCTATTCACTATTTGGTATAGGGGAAGATAAATGGACTGATTCTTACTATAGTAATGGAGAACTAACACAATTAAAGGTAGCTTTTTATATTACACCACTTATTAATGCCTTAATTAGAGTAGGCAGTCCTATTGAGAAAGAACGCTTATTTGAAGCTTTTGTTACACCAAATAAGAATGTGCCTTCTACTAAACGTGGTGAAAAAGGTAAAGAAGAAACAATCAGTACCCAAAGTGCAAGAAATTGTACTAATGCGAAATCAAGGCAAACAAAAGAAAGAGATAAGGCGGCAGAGTTACTTGATATACAAATTTCTAACAATTGTCTTGATACTAATAAAATATTAGTTCTTAGTGCTGATGACCTTGATGTTTCAAATACATTAACAGGTTTGTGTGCAATGAATGTTGCGGCAAAGTATAAGAAACCAGTATTGCTTGGCAGACTTTCTCCAGATGGCAAAGAAATTAAAGGTTCTATTAGAAGTTTTGACAATTCGCCGCTGCCCAACTTAAAAGATTTTCTACAAGAGTCTGGCCTAATGAATTTTGTTGAAGGCCACCAAGGCGCTGCAGGTTTTGGTATTCCCGCAAATAATGTTGATAAGTTAGTTGAATATGCTAATGAAAAATTGAAAGATGTTAATTTCAACGAAGGATATTATGAAGCAGATTTTGTTGTTCAAGGAAATTGCTCATATCTCAGTTAGTTAATTCATGATTTAGATAGCATAAAAGACACCTTTGGACAAGGTAATCCAGAACCAAAAATTATAGTAGAGGATATTACTATTGACCCTACATTAATTAAGGTTATGGGAACTTACAAAGATTCAGTTAAATTTGATTTTAATGGTGTAGAATACATTAGATTTAAAGCAAAAGATTTAATTCAAAAATTTAGAGAGCAAAATTCAAAAATCAATATTACAATAGTAGGAACTCCTATGATTAATGTTTGGGGTGGCAAATCTCAGCCACAAATTAAAATTGATGATATAGAAATAAAAGGAGCTTCAATTTATGATTTTTAACAATAATTTTTATGTTAAAAATAATATTGGAATAAATATAAACAATATAGAGTTTAAGGAGGAGAAATAATGGATTTTGAACTAATGAAGCAGACTGATGAAATCAAGGTAAACACAGAAGAAGA